TTTCGTTGTAATCCCAAGTAACTGCTTCTGCACATCCACTGAGTCCAAATAGAGATCCAGTACCAACATAATCTCTCGTTCTTGGAGTTTGTGCAACACCAACAATATCGAATAGTCCAGTTGCTTCCTCCGCAAATGTGACTTTTTCGACAAGAGCTTGACCAGAGAATGTGCTAAATGTACCTCCACCAGTCTCAGGTACAATACTTCTTTCTACAGAGTTGCCGCTTACAACATATGATCCTGTTAGTGGGAACGTTGTAGAAGTATTGACGATCGTTCCGTAAGTAAATTCACCTGCGGTTGTTGTCTCTGTAACAGATCCATAATCATCTGTTGTTGTAACTGAGTCAACAACATTACCATAATCCTCAGTTGTAACGACATCAATTGAGGTTTCGTTGTAATCCCAGGTGACTGCTTCCGCTGCACCATTAAGAGTGAAGAGAGAACCACTACCAATGTAAGGTCTTGTTCTGCTGAATGCTGTAGATCCAGATACATTGAATAGACCGAATGTATCATCTGTTTGTGCGACTGCCTCAACAGCACCACCGAATGAGAATAGAGAACCAGAACCAATCTGAGAGAAGATAGGTTCAAACTTAACATCTCTTGCTTGTTCCTGTGTTTTGATATCTCCTGCCTGAGGAACAAGTCCTGTCTCAGGAGTAACGTAATCTGGATTACCAGCAAGTATCTCATCAACTTCCTCTTGAGTAAGAGGTTGTCTTGTGTAAGAGAACGTGAAGATAGGTCCAGTTCCACCAGCGTAAGGTTGAACTGTTTGATTGTATAGAATTGTATTGTAATCTTCTTCACCAGCAGTGAGAGGATCTGAAACTAAACCACTATCTTCAAAGACTGTTGTTGTAGCAGTGATGTTACCATAATCATCAGAAGTAAATACAACTTGCTCACCATAATCAAATGTGACTTTCTCAACTCCACCACCAACAGAAGGTATGATACCACTACCGATGTAAGGTCTAGTTCTGGCGTATGCAGTTGTACCAACAATATTGAAGAGGTATGTTGATTCCTGTGCAAACGTAACTTTCTCAACCAGAGCTTGACCAGAGAATGTGTTGATGGATCCAGATCCAGTATATCTACGAGTAAATGGAGTCTCTGCAACACCGCTAGTAGCAAGTGTACCTGTGAGTGGGTATGTTGTAACAGTATTAACAATAGTACCGTTATTTTCCTCACCATCAGTTAATGGAGAAGCAACAGATCCATTGTCCTCAGTTGTTTGAACTGAGTTGGTAATAAGACCATTGTCTGTAGTAGTAACAACGACAATAGAAGTTTCATTGTAATCCCAAGTTGCAGACTCTGCGGCACCACCAATACTAAACAATCCACCTTCAACAAATGGTGCGTTCCAACAGAACCTATAAGTATTACCGATAAATGCAGGTGCTGTAAAGAGAGTGAATAGACCAAAGGTATCGTCTGTTTGTGCAACAGTTTCGACTGCTCCACCAATAGCAAAGAGAGAACCAGAACCAATCTGTGCAAAGATCGGTTTGAATTGAACATCTCCTGATTCTTCTTGTGTTTTTTCCTGTCCAGCAACAGGAACTAAACCTGTCTCAGGTGTAACATAGTCTGGGTTAGTATTCAGACGTTCATCAATTTCTGCTTGTGTCCAAGAAGGTCTTTGATAAGCAAATGTAACTCCACCAGTAGTACCTTGTACAGTCTGACTGTAAATAATACTACCAAGATCATCTATTCCTTCTGTTAATGGATCTGTAATAAATCCATAATCTATATCTGGATTAGGTGCAGTTCCTGTAATAAGACCGTTATCAACAGGTGTAGCAAAAGTGACTATAGATGATAGATTATAATCAAATGCTGCTGCCTCTGCTGCACCACCAACAGAAGATAGAGTTCCACTAAAGACTTCACGGAATACTACAGCATCTAAACCAGATCCAGATAGAGTTGCAGAACCAGATCCAATATAATCATCAGTCTGTTTCTCTATACCTTGACCAACTACAGAGAATAGATAAGTGTCTTCTGGAGGATTAGTTGTAGTAGACTCTGCAGCACCACCAACAGCAAAGAGAGAACCAGTAGTAGCTCGTACAGTTGCTGTAATGAGAATACTACCATTATCATCAATACCTTCAGTGAGTGGGTCAATGATCTCACCATGATTAACGATAGATCCACTAGCAGTGATAAGACCGTTATCATCTGTAGAGAATACAACTACTGTATCATCGTCATAGTCAAATACTGCAGACTCTGCTGCACCACCAACTGAGAATAGAGAACCAGAACCTAACCAAGCATCAGTTTTTCTGAGAATATAATTATCACCAAAGAATCCAAGAGGTCTGAATCTAATAGTTCCATAGTGAATTCTTCCTTCTTCTAGATTAGGATTATACCTGAATGCTCCTGGGAAGTTCCTTGTTGTACCTTGTGATTTATTACTATATGCTTCGTTTACTCCACCTGTTACAGAGAAGAGTCCTGTACCAAACTGTCCGAATATTGGTTTATATTGTACGTCTTCTGATTCTTCCTGTGTCTTCTCAACACCAACTTGAGGAACTAATCCTGTTTCTGGAGTAACATACTGTGGGTTGATATTAAGTTTTTCGTCAATTTCTTCCTGTGTCCAAAGATCTCTGACGTGAAATACTCTAGGACCACCAGTACCACCAAAGACATCTTCACTAAATCCAATATGTCCATGATCAACAGCACCTTGTGGTATACCTTCTGTTGTCGTACCATAGTCTACATCTGGATTTGGTGCAGATGCTGTAATAAGATCATAATCCTCAGTACTGAAGAGATTAACAGAATCTTGACTCTGATGGAATGTTGCAGTTTCGACTGCACCACCGAGTGAGAATAGAGAACCAGAACCTAACCAAGAATCAGTTTGTCTTTCTCCAGCATTATCAAATTCAAATATTCGATATAACGTCGGCGGTGTCCCATCGACTTGACCACCCCAATATTTTCCAAGAAGAGGAACTCCATATGGAAGAAATCTATCGTTGGTCTCGAACTCAGTATTCGGCGGTACCGCTGAACTACCTTCAGCTTCAAAACCAGTTGATTCAGCAACTGTACCTGTTACAGCAAAGAGTCCAGAACCTGTTTGTCCAAATGTAGGTTTAAATCTTTCAGATACTTCACCACGGAATCCAATCTTAAATCCAGATCCAACCCATTCATACCTATTGATAGGCATATCAGGGATTCCTGTAGCAGTAGTTCTTGTTTGGTAACGTAAACCAGTTTCTTTACGCTCACCTAATGTAAACTTACCTCTAGCTGCTTCTACTGTTTGTATATCATGAACAGTTCTGCGTCTCTGTCCAAATACTATGGAACCGTAATCTTCCTCTCCCTCGCTGAAAGGTTCTGTAATGCTGCCGCCATCTGGAGTTGGAAATGGTTCTACACCTGTACCCAGAAGCGCTTTTTGGTTTTGTAGATAACCCTCATGTAAGGGTTCTATAGTTCCATAATCATCATCTGATAATAGTAGATCAGAATCGGTATTATAAGATGCGTTAAATGTTTCTACCGCCGCACCATCAAATGTTGCTCCACCTGAACCCAACCAGAATGCGGAACTGCGTTCCATACCATCAGATATCTCGAATATGGTTCCTGAACCAATCCAGATACGTTTGAGTGACTGCCCAGCGATACCAGACGCTGCGATATTACCAGAACCAAGATAACTCGTCCTAGCAAACGCTTCGTTCGTTGTAGAGGTCATAGACGCAACAGCGCCCATAGGTGAAATACTTTGATTTACAATCTCTCCTCTATCCCCATCAATATCACTTTCTGCTAAGAGAGGAGTATTTGCTAATAAATTTGTTGGTGTTGCTGTAAGACTTCCGTAATCTGCTGTAGTTCCAGACGCAGAAATTTGACCTAAGTTTTCTGTCTCAAACGTTAGGTCTAGATCTGTATTCGTATCAGCATATACGTAGTTCGCCATACAGTATCAAAAAAATAGGGGGACTATAAACAAGTCCCCCACTGAATTTATGATATAAAGAAAAGTCAAATATCAGTCGAGACTGATGTTTAGAGTAACTTTAATTTGGTCACCGTTGTTTTGAATTGGGTATGGACCATTTGTAAATCTTTCAGCGAACATGATGCTGCTGTAAAGAGTTAGGTTACCAGTTCCATCAAGAGAAGGTGTAGTCTCAAATGTAGTACTTGAAGGAGTACTAAAGATAGTGTATGTATTTTCTGTAGATGTAGTATTAGAAGTACCACGAGCGATGTAAATTACATCTCCTGCTTGCAAGTCATGTGCTGCAGTTGTAGTAACTACTGTATAATCTAGAGTGATTGAAGGGTCAGTCGCTGCCTGAATGTTATCAGTAAGAAGAACAGCAACGTTACTTGAATCGCAGAGATAGATTCTACGAGTTGAACGATCAATACCACCAACTTTTGTACCTGCTGGAACAGCACTGTTACCACCAACTACTTGACCAAGAGTAACATTGTCCATAATAGCTGCAGTGTTAGGCAAGGTGATGTAGTCTTGTCCGATAACACCGATACATGGATCAGAGTTAGAACCCTTGTTAAGAGAAGCAGCAGCAGCACCAGAAGCAGCATCAACAACACCATGTATTGCAACAGGCATGTTGTTTGCTCTTACAATGTAGTAACCATAGATATTACCAGCGGCACTAGTGAAGGTAAATGTTTGCTCAGGATATGTAGCAGTAGTTACAACGTTAGCAGAAGAGTCTTGGTTAATTTTCCAGCGAGCACCGTTTAGGAGAATACCATAAGCATTTGTGTAGTCGTAGCGAGCTTCAGTTCTGTTATTGGTTGCTGTAGGGTAACCAGTAGATCCTGCAGTACCATATGTGTTAGTATTACCATTAGCGTATGGTTCATAGTATGCAGTAGTTGAAGGTACATCGCCTTCAGCTGGTGTTGTGTCGCTGCTATACAGCTTAAGAATCAGGTCACGAGGGGCATTATCCTCACGATCAAGAACGTGATTGTTGTTATTAATTAGATAACGAAGCGACTCAAGTTCGCCAATATTAGGTACTAGCAGTGCCATTTAACTTAACTCCAATGTTTGTGTTGTGCTTGCTTACGTTTATTTATAAATGTTTCAACCGTAAATTATTTATCATAACAAGACTTTCAGACCAAGCATAAATCTTCTGATGCTCGTCACGCCTTGTACTTTGAATCTGAGGATATCTCCTGCAACCAAAGTTTTGTCCCACTGAGTGAGATTATCGTTAGTTCCCTTTAGGTTTCCTCCAGCAATAGTAGGAAAGTCTGTACCACAAATGGAAGAAAATCCAGTTGGATAATCAGTAAAACTACATTTCTCAATATCTACTCTGAGAAATCCAGCTACATCACCAACGATAGTCCATGTATCAATTTGTCCTGTAACATCTATGGTTAATTCACCTTTGGTACCAGCACCCATATCGAAAGATCCACTACTATGAACAAAATTAATTGTTCTTGTTAGGTCTGCAGTTGTTGCTAAGGCAACAATAAAAACCTTATCTCCTACGGAAGGAGGAGTAGTAAAAGCGATTTGACTATTGGTTACAGCATAGTCAACACCTGGGTGTTGGACTGCACCGTTTACAGAAACAATGATTTGACTTGAGTCAGTTGGAACATATGCCTCGTTATTACTTGTTAAATTAAAAACAGTTTGAGAATTGTTAAACTGACTTGTAAAGTCATCCAGAACAATATTATTATTCTGAAGATACTTTGCAGGTATATCATAAGTAACCCCCACCGCATATTTTTTCTGCGCTGGAGTAATTACATTGTAATTAGAATTCTGTACACTAACGTTATACGTAGGCATCAGGATACTCCTGGGGTTACCTCTATTATACCTTCAATAACTCTTGACTTAGTTCCAGATGGAGCAGTCAAAAGAATATCATAAACATATCTTCGGGCTTCTAATGCTGCTGTTGTTGCATTTGCTAAAGATATTGATAAAGCACCATTATATCTATCTGGGTAATCGACAACAAAGTCGGTTGCAGTAGATGATGAGTAACTTCTCTTTAACTTTGCAACAGCGGTATATCCAGTAAGATTCAAAGGAGTAGTGTTCGCTTCGTTCTGGATATTGAACGTTGCAGAGAAATCTGTCCCCTTCTCACAAATCAAATTAATTGGTATTGCCGCCATCAGCCTAAAATAAAACCCCTCACTATTTAGCGAGGGGAATGTTCAATCACTCAACGCTACTTGGTGCTTCCCCTTCTGGAGGATGTTCGTGATCTTTGTTTTGTTCTTCTAGTAGACCTAGAGTTTCTAGACCACCTACTAGTTTTGTACGATACTCATTGAGTCGTACTAGTTCTTCTTTCACTTTTGTGATTTTAGCATCAGCGTCTTTGAGTTGCGCTTCAAATTCGCCTTTTAGTTTTGCTGTATCTGTGCAGGACATAATAATTCATGAATTGTCTGACTTATTTATTATAGCACGTAAAAGCGATCTTAGCTCAGTTATTTCAGTTTTTAAACTTTGAAGTTCGTTATCCTGTAACTGCTGTCTAACTCTAGACGCTCTTATTTGCTCAAACGCTTTCTTATCTTTATTGATAATAGCATTCGTTGTTGGGTCTCTATACAGACCATCTTCGCCTTCAACTTGATACATTAGAAACTCGCTACTGCTCTTAGGTCTTGTACCTTAGGTACGTATGCTGGATTATCAGACTCCATAATAATTTTCACTGCGAATGATGTAAATTCTGGTAGATTACTTACACTGAATGGTAGTTCTTGATAAGAATCTTGTTTTTCAAAGAGACCTGAGATCTCATTCTCTGCAGATGCTTCAATATCAATATCTGGTACACCAGTAATGTTAAAGAATGCCCACTCAATATCATCAAAGTTTTGTTCACTAGAAGATTCTTTGATCTTATAGAGAACTTTAATATTAGAAACCTCTCTAATATTTGCTGTTAGTTTTACATCAATAGTTGTTCCTGGATTTTCTAAAGATATTTCTTTTGTTACGTACTTAGAAATACCAGATGTATTTTTAGATCTGTTCTCAGGAACAAACTCAACACCAGCACTGTAATCAACGTTTTTGATAATCCACCAGTCATTTGTATTTGCTGCTTGATTTACAAACTGAACTGCATCTCCTACACGGAAGATATCAGGTAACTGATTTGTAGGTGTTGCATTTCTAGTAAATGCAGACCCACCTGTTACAGCAGCAGTAAAGTTACCATCAATTGCTTCTTTATCATTGAATACAGTTAATATTTGAGACTGTGCATCCCAGTCAACAATGTTACCACTAATTTTATCAAGATATAATTCATCATCAGCAATAGAAGAACTTTGTGATAAGTTATATGCATTCAATGTAGTATTGATACTAAAGTCTGGTTTTATTTCAGTCGCTCCAGAATTTGTAATTGTAACACCAGTTAGACTAGTCTGAGAAGAGAAAGTCAATGCTTCAGATGCTTTAAACTGTCCACTGTTCCTTAATTGTACAGTTACAGTATTAGTAGATGTATCCCATGCTAAAACTTTACCACTTCCACCTTTTAAACCAGCAACCTCAGATGTATTAGTATTAGTAGTAGAGTCTATTGTTTGACCTACATCTATATCAGTACCACTGTTACCAGTAATAGCAAACTGATAGATTTTATAGAACTCAAGAAGTTGGTTCTGTCTACCATACCTATTTTCAGTTCCTTTAGCAGATTCAATTCTATTACTAATAGTTTTAACAGAACTAGTTCTTAAATCAATAACTGGAGATAGATTAGATACTTCAGATGATAAATCAAGTTTGTATTCTAATGAATTAGGTAAACCATTATAAAGTTCATTTACACGAGAAGCAATTACTTTCTGATTAATAAAGAAGTGT